TTATATTTTTGGGGATTGTTTTTTATATGTTGTATGAAATTATTTAAAAGAGAATTTTCTTTTTTATAATTTATAACTTTTCCAACAACACCAGATAAGTCTCCATCCGAATCAATAATAACAGAATTTGGGGTATATTTCCACAGTTTTATATAATCATTAGCTAGACTTACCGCTGTTCCTGGATTTTTTATAACTGACCATGTATTAGCAGAATGAAGTAATGCTGAATCATGATTAACTAATGTTAATTTTGATTTGATCTTTGAAAACAAATCAGTAAAATTCTTAATACTTGGGTCTGTTGCTACTTTTTTTGCAACCGATGCTATATTTTGAACACTATTAATAGCAGTTCCTGCTGCATTCCACATTTTTCCAAAAACTTCTTCTATCACTGAATCATATTTTTTCATATTACAAGATTATTTAGTCTTAAAAGATAATTAATTATAATGTTTGATACACCTTTTTATATAGCAGAAGAATATCTTTATAATAATAAAATATATAAAGGACGATATCCTATTTCTATTGTTGAAGAAGTTAAACCTTTAAATATCTTTTTAACAAAAGAAGAATTATTAAAAGAATTAGATGAAACTGATTTATCTAGAATAGAACCAGAAGATTCAGTAAATGGATCTAAATATTTTATTTCTCAGTCAGATATTCAAGATACAAACAAAAAACAAGCAAAAATTAATGAAGGACTTGATAAAAAACAAATATTACCAGTTATTTAATTAAATATATAAAACTATGAGCCAAGGACTAAAAGTAACAGAATTCCCCGAAGTAACAAATTCTACATTAGATAATAGAGATTTTTTTCTAGTTAGTGAATTTATAAGAGATAGTGTATATGCAACAAAAAAACTATCTGCAAAATATATTACAAATCTAAAAACAGAAGCTGTAAATCTTGCTTCCGCAGATAAAAAAGACAACGAAATATATGCAGGAAGTATTAAAGGTGCAAATGATCAAACAATATTACAATTCAGAACAATTAAAGAAGGAACAGACATTAATATAGATTTACCCAAAGGTACCAACTCATTTATAATAAACAGTTTAATAGACGGTTCTAATTTAACAGCACAAGCTGATAATAATGCTACTGTTTTTTTTAAAAAAGAAAGTTCTCTTTTAAAATTTAAAACAATCGTAGGTCAACAAGGAATAGTAACCAGTTCAGATAATAATAAGGTTTATATAAGACCAAAACCACATCATTATTTTTTTATTCCAGGCGATCCAGGAAATCCCTCTAATAATAGAAGGATTTTTGCACAGGGATTCTCGGTTGTTCCAACCTCAACTCAAATAAAATTACCAACGGATAAAAATACTGCATATAGCACTGGAACTAAAAAAGGATCATTAAAAGATATTATAAATGGTTCTACAATAATTAAAGACGCAGTAACCTTGGCAGACAGAGGACTTGCTCTTGTTAGAATATATTTTAATACAAATGCTGGAGGAAATTATAGTCATTTACTCGACGTAAAGTCTATTGAAGACAAAGACTGGACCAGAAAAATTTCAATCGACCCAACTGGTGGTAGTGGTGTTGGATGGGAAGGAGAAGATACTTGTACAAGTATAATAGAATTTAGTAAAGACGCTAAGTCTTTTGGTGACTTTAATTGGAAAATTGACGTATCAGCAAGTAAAGCTACAAGGATTGCTGGTTGGGAATTTACTGTAACTTTCCAACTAGAAGGTTTCTTTGTTTAAAATAAAATGAACGACGAATCAAAACCTTTACCATATAGAGATTGGTTATCATCCATTGGATTGTCGCATACCGATGACTATGATGGTTATAGTAAATATTTGGTTAAATGGTATGATTCTAAAAAATTACCAAAAAATAATATAAGATCAGAATATATACAGCTTTTAAAAGAAATAAATTTTGTATTTAATAATGAAAAAAGAGATAGATTTTTAGGTTCTATAAATTTTAATGATATGGTTGATGTGATCAATGCTCTTCCATATTTTACTTCAAAAATTAAAGAAATTGCAAAATCTTTTAATGATAAAAGAAATGCTATTAAAAAATCTAAATTAAAATATAGTTTGATATCTTCTAAAAGAGGTGTCGAAACATTATTATATGAATATGTTTTAAATAGTTTCACAGCTAAAAATGGAATATCACCTGTTCCTCATAAAGAATTATCAGGTCTTATACCAGAATTAAAAAATGTTAATAGTTATTTTTATATAGAAGTCGAAGAACTTTATGATAAAACGAATTATTATGATAGGTCATCTAAATTATCTCCAGACAATTACACAAATTCAAATACATTAACCAATTCATTTCCTTATAATGGCAAATTAAATAGAAATCAATTAATAGGAATTCTTTCTGCTTCTTTAAAAGAAAGAGCAGCATCTACACCACTATCAAATGTTTTTTTAAAATTTCTTGCGGAATCTAGTATAGTAGTAGATGCTGTTAGTGAATATGATTTTGTAAATGCTGTTAATACAATTTCATTAAACGAAAAATACATGGGAAATGATTTATATGCCTTAACAGCAATTAAATCACAAGGAAATTTAGAAGCGGATTTTACTACTCAATTAAATATAGAAACAGGAAATAATTGGTTTTATTGGCCTAGTGGAGATAAAGTATATTCTTCTGATAATATAGATAATATATATAAACCAATAGAAATAAATAATTCGAATTTTATTTTAAATGGTGCTACTGGTTCTGGTTCTTATAAAACATCCGATATAATTTTAACGGACAAAAAGGGATATATAGAAGGTGCATGGTTACTAGGACCTAGAATAGAAAAAAGCAAAAAAGATGTTTCTTTTACAGTAGATCCTAGTGAAAATAGACAGTTTATTTGGCCTTATACTGGATTTTCATTAGCAAAAAATATTAATCAATGGAGAGGATTTTTAACAAACGACGATTCCATAAAATATTTTTCTTTTCTTTCAGATAAAGAAAAGAATATCATTTTAGATAAATATTATACAACCTCATTACCATCACAATCTAGTGAAAAGATTTATTTAAATTCAACTAATTTTTATAAACAAGGAGCATATGCAAATGAAACAGCATTAGATTCTGATGTTATTATAAAAAGAAATTATAATATAGGAAAAAATGAAATTTATAATCGAGAAATTGGAGATACAGAAATTTCTTTTTTATATAAATTAGAAGAAACAGAAATACCTATTTCTAATGGTATTAATAGTATTATATGGCCGTTTTTAAAAATATCCACAGACGAACAAAATATACCAATTACAATAACAAATGATTTTTGTGATCCAGTTGAACTAAGAGTTTTAAATACACAAGAAGCATTTAAGGGTGCTGTTGCTGGTCAGAATAAAGAAATATCTGATTGTATATATAAATTAGATAAAAGAGACGGAAATCCTATAGAAGCTGCTTGGTTAAAAAGTATCAGTATAAATTCATTAAATTCTTTTAAAAACGAAATACCAATATATAATTCTACTCCCACTTGTTGTGAAGAACCAACAGAAGGATCAAATCAAGAAGGATTATATACAGTAGTTCCTTCTGGAAAAAGAATATCATTTGTTTGGGGAGATAAAGATACACCAGCAAACCAAGTATTTAAATATATAAGTCATCAAACTAATTGTGAATATGATGATGTAACAAGAGAATATTACAAGGAACAAGATTACACCAACCCAATTCCTCTAACTAATAATATAGATTTCTGGAATTTATGTACATGTAAATCGGTTTTATATTCACCCATAGGACATAAGGGAGAAGTATTTACTGATTATGATGGGATGACCGATCTTTTATACGCAGACCCACAAGGACTTTTAAATGATTTCGATTTAAGTACATGGAAAGATACAAGATGTCTTGATTATAAAAATAGCCCACAGTTTTCATTTTTTAAACTTAATAATATCAATAACCCAAGTGAGGTTGGTATAGGATTTGGTTCATGGAAAACTTCTTCAGGAAAAGAAATGATTCTTAAGACAGGAAGAAGATATACATATCTTAGAAATAGTTTTAAAAAGTTAGATAATTCTGGACCAAGACTTGTAGTAAATTATGATTATAAAGATCAGTCTTCTTTTTGCTCTAATATAAAACCATATGATATAATATTGTGTGTTGATGTTAGTTATTCACAAAAATATAATCTAGAAATTAATAAAAAATTAGTTCTTGAAATACTAAAAGACAAACCAGCAAATGTTCAAATAGGTATAATTGCATTTGATTCAAGACAAATGAGATGTTCTTATTTGTCTTATAACCCAGATTATTATGAATTTGAAAATAAAATATTAGATTATGACAAAAATGTAAGCGGGTTTTCTTATAGAACAAATATAAACGATGCTGTATTATTTGCTAATACTCTACTAACAACAGAAATATCAGAAAATAATAAAGTAATAGAGAATGATTTTAAAAAACTTTGTATGGATGTAAATGCATCTATAGTAAGTGAACAAAGAGTTCCTATATTCAATTTACCTAATAAATCTGCACAAAAAAGAATAATAATAATAAGTGATGGCGAAGAAACATCAGATTTAGCAAAAAATAAAAATGGAAAATTAATATTACCATCTACAGCCACTTCATTAAAATCAAAATCAGTAGAAATACAATGTATAGATGTCGGTGCAAAATCTTTATTAAATAATAATTTAGAAAATATTGCATCTCCAGGGTTATATTTTAATTTACAAAAATATCTATATACAAATGACACTGATGATGTTTCTAGAGTTATAAATGATATTGTTTATAAAATATCTGGATGTGGAGATACAAGATCTACTTGGTGTAAAATGATTAGAGATACCAATGGAGATTGGATAGAAACAAATGATTATACTGATATGGTATTAATACCAAATGACAACTTGGTTTATGTACATAGAGATAATATACCTTATTCTTCACCAGTAAATTCTTATCTTTCATATCAAACTCCTTCTAAAAAATTTATAATGAAAGTTCCATTAAGAGGTTGGAACTATTCAACAAATTCATATGTAAAAAATGATATTATTTTTACAAAAGGAGCAAGACCTTACTGGGGTAAAGGTTATGCTGATCCTGATAATGGAACTTTTAATAAAGAATTCATGTATATGGGTGGTCATATAAGGTGGGACGATTATCTTCCTTTAAAACAACCAGAAATTTCTGATATGGTTTTAGAACATGGTTGTTTTATAGAATATGTAAGAAGAGCACCTACTAGAGTTAAATTTACACAGAAAGACGTTTCTTTCGAAGAAAATAAAAATAACTATCAATGGAATAAATTAGATTTTACAAAACAATATTCTAATTTAAATTTATTTTACAAAAGCGACAGACTAGAATATATTGCAAAACAAACATACGAAAAATCAGACTTGGTTTTAGAAAGTTTTTACGAATTTAAACAAGCACAATACAATTATTATGCAAGATCTTCTTTTAATTTTTCACAAGATTTGTTTTTAATTTATAAATGTGTTCCTACATATTCATCGATTTTAACAGCAAAGGTTTTAACTGCACAAAATCCATATGCTCATTTGGATAACATGAATTATCCTTCCATTGCTCTTCTTCCCGAAACAAATAATTTTGTAACAAAAAAACAGTCAGGACATTATTTATTACCAACAAAATTAGGAGTTCCTTTTTTTCCAGGAATAGGATATAATATTTCATTAGATCAATCAAAAATCTTTAATTTTGAAAAAAATAAAACAGAAATGTTATTTTTAGATCCAACTAAGTATGGACCTATTACAAGAGGTCTTAGTAATATTGATAATTTATCACCTACAAAGGTGGATTATATTGATAATAGATGGATGATGGTTCCTTATGGGAGTGGTGAAGTTTCTGGTATGATTAAAAATACTAAAAATACTCAAAAATTTACTCCTTATCAAAGTGAATATGAAATTTTAGGAATAAATCAATATGGTATAAATAGACCAACTGATAATTTTCAATTTTATGATAAAAATAGAAGATGGACTTCTAGTGGTGTAAGCTTTAGAGGTGAAGTTTCTAAAAAAACATTTTTAACAAGAAGAGAAAGACTTCTTTCTGATATAGGAATTATTACTTCTTGGAAAATGGATTTATTCGGAAATAACTATGCTTTATTTAAATCTAAACAAGACGAAAATTACATAGAAATAAATGATAGTAAGGTTAATTACAATGATGTTGGTTACGACAAAGAAAGATTGTCAAGTAACCAACATCCCGAAAACCAACAAAGACCAGACGACTACGAAAACATCAATTATAATTCTAAAGAAAAAGATTATCTTGAATTTTTAATTGAAGAGTAGTATAGTTGTTAACAACAAATAAAAAAATGCCAGAAATAAACATACAACCAAACATACAAAAAGATAACGGAAGAAGCTTTATGAGTTCTTTGGTATCTAAATTGCCTTTCGTACATGAAGTTATGGAATCAGAAACAAACAATCCAAAGTATGAATTGTTTGATAGGCTTTCTAAAAGATATGAAACAATCTGTTTTGGTTGGGCCTTATATGAACCAAGAAAATTCTCTTGGTATGAATCCAGCTAATGTTTTTGGTTCTGATAAAGGATATCATCAATATATCTATGCAAATTTAGATGTAGATAAACAAAGAAGACTATCTGAGTATAGAAGAATGGCAGCATTTGCTGAAGTGTCTGATTGTTTAGATGAAATATGTGATGAGTTTGTTAATAAAGACGATAACGGAAAAGCTATTAAATTAAAATTTACAAATATTTCAAAATTAGACGAATCTGTAAAAAGTGAAATAGAAAAAGAATTTTATAAATTTATACAAACATTTGATTTAGAAGCAAAGGGATGGGGTTATTGTAGAAAACTTTTAACAGAAGGTGAATTGTTTTTTGAAAATATAGTTCACGAAGAACGAAAAGATAAAGGTATAATCGGAGTTCTTTCTATTCCTGGAGAGCTTATTAATCCAATATATGATAATGTTCAAAATAATATTATTCAAAATTTCTTGTTTCAAAAACCAATAAATTTTACAAATCAAGCAGATCCTAGAAATCCTGGATATAATTCAAATGCAAATAATTCAGCAACAAATACTGGCAATGCAAATGCTCTTCAACACCAAATGGTTGCATTAGAAGGAAACCAAGTAACATATATAGATTCTGGAATATGGAATGATAATGTAACGATTAAACTTCCCTTTATAGAAAATTGTAGAAGAGCTTATAAATTATTATCTTTATTAGAAGATGCTATTATCATATATAGAATGGTAAGAGCACCAGAAAGATTAAAATTTGTAATTGATGTTGGAAATATGCCACCAGCAAAAGCAGAAGCATATGTTAAAAGTTTAATGCAAAAGTATTGGACTAAAAAGACATACGATAGTCAAGGTGCTAATAGTTCAAGTGGTGGAGGAAGTGCTGGTAATGTATATGATCCTCAGTCAATGTTAGATTCTTTTTGGTTCGCAAAGAGAGCAGGAGAACAAGGATCGGATGTTCAGGTATTACAGGGTGGACAAAATTTAGGTCAGTTGGATGATTTAAATTATTTTGTTTTAAAACTATATAAAAGTTTAAAGGTTCCTACAAGCAGATTAAATCCACAAGAATCATTTAAAGATGGTGCTGAAATTTTAAAAGAAGAACTAAGGTTTGCTAAATTTATTGTTAGACTTCAAAATCAATTTTGTGCTGGTATAAAACCATCATTCATAACACATCTTAAATTAATGGGATTGTGGAAAGAAAAAGGATTACAAGAATCAAATTTCCAAATAGAAATGGTTCCTCCTTCTAATTTCTTTGCAATAAGACAACAACAACTTTTAGAATTAAAACTTAAAAACTTTTCTGATATGTCTCAAAATGATGGTATATCTAATACATTTGCTCAGAGATATTATTTAGAAATGACTGATTCTTCGATTGGTGAAAACATGGAATGGAAGAGAAAGGATGCTGCTCTAAGATGGGAATTAGCTCAGATAGAAGCTGCTGGACCTAATTGGAAAGAACAATTGGAAGCTACACAAGAAGCTGCAACAGAAGCTGGTGCAGTTGGTGGTGATGCTGGTGCAGTTGGTGGTGGTGCTGCTGGTGGTGGTGGTTCAGAAATACCGGAATTTGGTGGTGCTGCTGGTGGTGCTGCTCCTCCTCCAGAAACACCTCCACAACAGGCAACTCTACAATCAACAGAAGAAACACCAGAAAACATAGCCCAAGCTTAATTATTATGTCTGATTCTATTATAATCAATCAACCGATAAGACAAACAACTGTAATAATAGATACAGATGTCAATACAATATATCCAGTAGCTAATTTCATTAGACAATTGAGTTCTAATTTTGAAAAATTTTTAAATGTATCAAACAATGTTATTTCAAATTCTTCAGCATATTTAA